AAAACCTCAAGTACCTGTACCTTATACTCCAACTTATTATTCTGATTTAGCCAAAACTTTAGTTGGAACGCCTGGTTATGCAGGTATGACCGCAGGACAAATTGAAGCGGAAAGAATGCGTGAAAGCGGTAATAGATTTAGTGGCCCAGCGATGGCCGAGGGTGGAATCGTTACTAGAGCAACTACTGCACTTATCGGCGAAGCAGGCCCTGAAGCAGTTATTCCACTTAATAAAATGGGCGGAATGGGAACTACTGTGAACATAACTGTAAACGGCAGCGTAACCTCAGCCTCTGATCTAACTGAGTTTGTTAGAAATGGAATTTTAGCAGGGCAAACTTCAGGTAAGGCAATCACTTCTAGCGTAGTAAATCTATAATGCCAGGTTTACCAGTTGTAGGCGTTTCAGTAGATTTTGCGAACGGCCCAGCCTTCGGTAACCCGCTTATACTCGATGATCCAACTACTCCACTTGGAACAGGTATTTTAGCCGATGCCCCAGGCGATGTAGTAGATGTTTCAGATATTGCCTTGCAAGTAAGTATTCGCAGAGGTAGAAACCGCATTTTAAATAAGTTTGAAGCAGGAACTGCAACAGTAGTTTTAGCAGATGCTAACGGCGATTGGTCAGCCGAGAACACATCCTCGCCTTACTATGGAAAATTATTACCACTTCGCAAAATTCGTATCTACGCAGATTATGATGATGGTGGCGGTGTTGATCGCTACTATCTTTACTCAGGCTACATTATTGCTTACAACAGTACTTACGGAGTAGGTATTGAGGATACCTCTAAAATTACTCTGCAATGTGTAGATGGTTTTAGATTATTAAACTCAATTTTAATTGATACTGTTGCGGGAACAGGTGTGCAATTGAGTGGCGCTAGAATAGAAGCCTTACTTAATGTTGTAGATTTTCCAACATCACAGCGATTAATAGATTCAGGAAATAGCACCTTACAGGCTGATCCTGCAATTTCTAATAGAAATTTATTAGATGCCATTCAATTAGTTGAATCATCAGAATTTGGTGGTTTTTTTATTGATGGTGAAGGAAATGCAAACTTTCTTTCAAGAGATACTATTAGTAAAAAAGCAGATGAAACTCCAACAATTTTTGCAGATAATGGCTCAGGTATTACTTACAATCAAATTGAGTTTGCCAATGATGATACCTTGCTAGTAAATGATGTAACGGTTACTCGCCTAAACGGAACTAGCCAAAATGTTTTCGATCAAACCTCGATAGATACCTACTTCCTTCACTCAGGCAAGCGCGATGGAATCTTGGTTCAAACTGATGATGAGGCTTTAGATCAAGCGCGAACCCTATTAGTAGCCCGAAAAGATACTACTGATCGTATTGATTCAATGACTATGAATCTTGATGATGCGGCTGCTACCTCTAAAATTGTTGCAGGACTAAACCTAGAAATCTTTGATTTAGTCAATGTAACAAAAACAGTTCCTGGGGGTTCTACAATCACCAAAGAACTATTTGTGCAAGGCATTCAACACGATATAACCAACAATATATTTACCACAAAAATACTAACCGCAGAACCCCTAATCCAAGCCTTTATCCTTGATAGCACTACCTCACAGGGTAAACTGGGTTCTGGTATTCTAAGTTACTAATTAAGGAGCAATAATGGCAGCAGGATTAGGTTTCAAAACCTTTCTTACAGGCGATGTTTTAACCGCCTCAGATGTTAATGGTTATCTAATGCAAGGAATTTTAGTTTTTGCAAGTGAGGCAGCGAGAAATAGCGCTATCACCTCACCGCAAGAGGGGCAATTTGCTTACACCAAAGATAATAATAGTTTGTGGTATTACACAGGCTCAGCCTGGGTTGCATCAGGTGCAACAGGTGATATTGAAGGTGTAACTGCTGGAGCAGGTTTATCAGGTGGCGGAACCTCTGGAACTGTTACTCTAAATATTAATACTCCTGTTGTTGCGAAAACTGCTAATTATACAATTGCAAGCGGTGATGAGGGTAAATTATTCACAATGAACTCTGCTTCCGCTACAACCTTTTCAATTCCAACTGATGCAACATTTGATTTTGCGATAGGAACAACTATTAACTTTGTTTGGATTACTGGCGCAGGCCAACCAAGTATTGCAGCCGTTACCCCAGGAACAACTACAATTATTTCAACAGGTGCTTCCTCAGTTGCTCCTAAATTAAGAGTAGCCAACTCAGCGGCAACTTGCCTTAAACTAGCAGCAAATTCTTGGTTGGTTACAGGAGATATTGCCTAATGCCAATCTTGGGGATAATTGCTTCATCAAGATTAACAGCCGCGCCATCATCTTACGAATCCATTGCAACCGTAACCGTAGGCTCAGGCGGTGCCGCTAGTGTTACCTTTAGTTCTATACCTGCCACTTATACGCATTTACAAATAAGAGGAATATGGTTGCACTCAACAACTAATGTTGCGGCGCAAATTCGTTTTAATTCTGATACTGGTTCTAATTATAGCCAACATATTTTAAGAGGTAATGGGTCTGCCGTTGTTGCATCAGGTCAAAGTGGAGTTTCAGGGCCAGGTGTAACTATTGCATCTAATTCAGGTTCAGGTGGTGTTGGTGCATCAGTTATAGATATTTTAGATTATACAAATACTAACAAATATAAAATTGTAAAATCATTTTGCGGTCAAAATGTAAATGGCGATGGTAACTTTCGTTTGTACTCTGGACTTTGGCTTAATACAACTGCAATTAGTAACATCAATATCATTCCTAATGGTGGCAGTTTTAATGAGTACACTCAATTTGCGTTATACGGAATTAAGGGAGCATAATGCCATCAACCTATGAAAAAATCGCGACAACTACAATTACAACTAATACTGCTAGTTATACATTCACTTCCATTCCTGGCACTTATACTGATTTAGTTTTAATTATAGGTAATGGTGAACATTCAGATGCTTCACAAACAACAGTACAATTTAATTCGGATACTGGTAGTAACTATTCTAGAACAGCGATAAGTGCCTCTAGTAGCAGTGTTACAAGTGTGCAATCTACTAGTGCAACATCTTTGATGCTAGAATGGAATGGTTACCCATCTGTTAATAGTAGTAAAGATTACACAGGCATTTGGAATTTTATGAATTATGCAAATACTACTACCTATAAAACTGTTATAGGTCGCGGTTCATCTGTTTCTACTGGTATCGCTGCCTCAGTAGGGTTATGGCGTTCAACTTCTGCAATAACTTCTATAAAATTACAACCAAGTAATACATCATTTTTTATATCCTATGGAGTTTATACACTCTATGGAATTAAGGCGGCATAATGGCTAATACATATACTTTAATTTCAAGTGTTACAGTTGGTAGTGGTGGTGCGGCTAATATAGATTTTACTAGCATACCTGCCACCTATACTGATTTATTAATTAAATTAAGTGGTCGAAATACTGCCTCAGGTGATGATAGATTTACAATACAATTTAATAATTCTAGCAGTAATTTATCTCAACTTAGATTTTATGGTGAAGGTACTAATGTTAGTTCAGACGCGCCAGCAGGTGCTATTCAATCAACAGGAATTTCTCAAGATAGTTACACTGCTAACACTTTCAGTAATACTGATATTTATATTCCTAATTACGCTTCAAGCAATAATAAATCTGTATCAGTAGAGGCGGTTACTGAAAATAATGATACTACCGCTTACATAATGTTTGTAGCGGGGTTATGGGCTGATTCAGCCGCCATAACTTCAGTTAAATTAACTCCAATGAGTAGTGGAAATTTTAAGCAATACTCAACCGCTTATCTATATGGAATATCTAAAGCATAACGAAAGGAAAAACAATGGCAACTAAATTAATCGTAGATTGCTCTACTGGAGTTACTACTGAGGTTGAACTAACCGCAGAGGAAATTTTAGAGCGTGAAGTTATCGCTGCTGAGTATGCAACTCAGAAAGCCGCAGAGGATGCAGCAGCAACCGCCAAGGCTGCCGCGAAGGCATCTGCTGAAGCAAAATTAGCAGCACTTGGTTTAAGCGCTGATGAAATTGCTGCTCTCTGATTTCCCAGATATAACAAAAAGCATTGATGAAGCCGTTGATGCTATTGAGGATTCGGGGCTAATTTGAAGGAGAAATATGCCAATCAGTTCAAGCCAAACAATCGTTACCACCGCCGCAACTTTATTAGTAGCAGGAGATGCTCAGGCTGAGGAAGTTCATTTTCATTCATCATCAGGCATAATTTATTTAGGTGATAGTAATGTAACCTCATCAACTGGATACAGAATGGATAATGGCGATAAAGCAGTTTTTGCTAATCACGAAAACGCAATATACGGCATTACTTCAACAGGTACTGCAACAATGAGTGTGTTGGTAATTACTAAATGACCGCTAACGAATGGGCCGCGATCTGCGTTGCGGTTGGAACGCTGATTGGATTTTTGGTAACAGGTGTAAGGTTCTTAGTTAAGAGTTATCTTTCAGAACTTAAGCCCAATGGTGGAAACTCGGTGCGTGATCGCATTGATAGTATAACCTGCCAAGTTGATCGGCTAGAAGCCAGGATAGATGAAATTTACAGATTGTTAGTTAAAAAACAATAGGGGTGTTATGAGTAAAGTAGTTGATATAGCCAAAGCCCAAATTGGCTACAAAGAAGGTTCTAATAACGAAACAATTTTTGGCAAATGGTACGGCGCAAATAACCAACCTTGGTGCGCTACCTTTGTTTCCTGGTGTTTTAATGAGGCTGGTTTAATATCTACTATTGCCGCCCAGAGCAAAAAAGGATTTGCCTCTTGCGATGCTGGCCTTAAGTGGTTTAGTAAGAAAAATAAGGTAATTCCAATAGGTCAGGCGAAGGCTGGAGATATTGTATTTTTTCAGTTTGATAAAGATGCCGAGCCTGATCATGTTGGAATCGTTAAATTTAACAACACTGCGTTAAAATACCTTCAAGTTATCGAAGGTAATACCTCAAGTGGTAATGTAGGAAGCCAATCAAATGGAGATGGTGTGTTTTTAAGAAAACGCTCCTACTCCCTAATAATGGGCGTAGTTCGCCCTTAAGGGATAAAATGAATAAATTAATCGCTAAACTAAAAGATCCTAAAACAATTGCTGCTTTTAAATCTTATGCAAGAGCAGTTCTAGCATCAGCCGTAACAATGGCAATTGCTCTCGCTGCTGATCTTGCTCCTCAATATGCAATTTTAATCGGTGGCGTAACTGGCCCTCTTGCTAAATGGGCAGATAAAACAGAGCGCGAATACGGCCTAGGTTCTAAGTAAATTATGAATCGGGGGAAAATTTTAGATGAGGCTAAAAATCTCACTTATACCAACAGGCAAGATGATTATGGAACGCCTACTATTAACTTTAATCGTATTAGCGCTCTGCTATCTACTTATCTTGAGCGCGAAGTAACACCTGAACAAAGCGCTATGATTTGCGTACTAATCAAAGTTGCAAGATCAATGGAAGCCTATAAAGATGATAACTACATTGATGGCGCTGCTTATTTTGCGATAGCGGGGGAGTTAGCAAATGGTAGAAAGTGATCTAATAGTTATTATTCCAACTAGGGGGCGACCTGATAATGCTGTTGCCTTAGAGCAAGCATTTGTAGATACAAATACGACGGCTAAAAGAGTTTATGTAGTTGATTTTAATGATGAGTTAAGAAAAGAATACTCATATAAATTACCTGTTGAATCTGTAATTATGATTCATAATGAAACCAAAGGGATGGCTTATCCTTTAAATTATGTAGCAAGAGAGTTTCTAGGTGAGTTCGATAACTTCGCATTTATGGGAGATGATCACCGCCCAAGAACTGCTAACTGGGATCAGTTATTTGTTGAGGAACTTTATTCAGGCTCAGATATTGTTTATGGCAACGATCTATTCCAAGGCTCAGCCCTACCAACTGCCGTTGCTATGTCTAGTCAAATTGTAAAAGAGTTACGCGGAATGGTGCCTGATACTCAGCGCCATTTATACCTAGATAACTTTTGGCTAAAATTAGGTCAAGATTTAGGCAAGATTAAATATATGCCTGAAGTAATAATTGAACACTGCCACGCTTTTAATGGCAAGGCACCGATGGATGAGAATTACGCCAGGGTAAATGCTCCTGAAATTTATGCAGCCGATAAAATTGCTTATGATAATTACATTGCAAGTGATCAGTATCAGAGCCTGCTTTCTAAAATCAAATGAAAATACTCATAACAGGTGATGAAGGTTTTGTAGGTAGAGCATTTCATAAAGCGCTAGATAAGAAAAGTAATGATGTAGTTGGCTTTGATATTAAATCAGGAACTGATGCTCGCAAATTCTTTGCAACCGATGATACTTATTTTGATGTAGTAATTCATCTGGCCGCCGTTGTCGGGGGCCGTGCCACCATCGAAGGGAATCCTTTGGCGGTTGCCACCGACCTTGCGATTGATTCAGACCTTTTCCAGTGGGCGCTGAGAACTCGCCCTGGGCGAATAGTTTATTTCTCATCCTCTGCTGCTTATCCAATAATGCTTCAGCGAGCAAGATTTAAAGCCAGGTTAAGTGAGCAAGATATAAATTTAGAACACATTAGAACACCTGATCAAACTTATGGCTGGAGTAAATTAACGGGCGAGATGCTAGCGCAGTACGCTAGAGATGAAGGTTTGAAGGTAACGATCCTTCGCCCATTTTCAGGTTATAGCGGTGAGCAATCTTTAGATTATCCATTCCCATCTTTTATTGCTAGGGCTAGGCAGAAAGTAAATCCTTTTCCCGTTTGGGGAACTGGTAATCAGGTAAGAGATTTTGTACATATTGATGATGTAGTTCAAGCAACTTTTGCAGCCATAATTAATGGCGTTGAAGTTATGAATATCTGCTCTGGTAGGGCAACCTCTTTTATTGAATTAGCGGAAATGATGATGCTCGCTGCTGGTTACTTAGCACCAATACAAAGTAATCCAACTGCGCCAGTTGGCGTTGAGTATCGTGTCGGTAATCCAAGATTTATGAATTTAATATATGAACCCAAGATTTCCTTAGAGCAGGGTATAGCGCAAGCGCTAGCCCAATAAAAAATCCCTACCTCGCCAGCCGTCGGCGGAGGTAGGGATTTTTTTGTTTTAAATTATTTGTTGTATCTTGGATCAGTACCTTGGCAAGCAGCGCACCATTCAGTTACTTCACTTGCGAATTTCCAAAGTCTGCTTTTGTTGTTATCTTGAATTAAATATCCGTGATTGCGACAAAGTAATTGATATTTTCCGCCATCATCAGGACAATCTGCTAATGTAAGTTCAACCCAAGTGTTTCCAACTTGCTTAACAAATTTTGGTGCTTTGAACTCTCTCCTTGCTGGCTTTGCATTTATTACGATCATTTTCTTGCCTTCCTTTTTGTGGGCTACCTGCTGTATCCCAATGAGATAAATGTATAGACACTTGGCTATCTGGTCAAGTACCTAGCCCAAAATATCCTTCGGCGTGTCTATACCTGCAACCGCCCGTTTAGCCTGGCTCTGATAGCCCAGATTAAGCATCCAAGGCGGAACTGGGCGCAACGGGCGCTGGCGGCTGAGGCAAACCACGCCCAAGGCAAACCAGCCCCCGATGAAGCCCAGGATTGCCCAAGGCAGCGCTCTCCTGCCTTTGCCGACGGCTGCCAGCACCGTTAAAACCATCCAAAGGATTCTCACTTGATGTAATCCTTTAAATAATCATTGATAACCTCAGAGGCGGTTTTGCCCTCCGCTGCTGCCTTGGTTCTAACTTTGTTCCAAATTGCATCTGCAATTCTTATTGATCTTTGCGGTTTAATTGGCATTACTCTCCTAATAGTGTTTTTAGATGCGGATTTAGAACTTTCATACTAGTATAGATAGCCCTGCTCATTTCATCAGGATCGCTGCTATTGCTAGCAGTAATTAGAACCTCGGCTGAGGCAAGCATATCCATTTGCATTTCTGTAAATATTGCTTTCATTGCGCCCATAGTTTCACCTCCCT